GCATCCTCCTCGTCCGCATCGTCGTTCTTCTCCGCCACGTGGTCCGTCTGGGCGACGGTCATGGTGATGGCGGCGATGGCGTCGGGCGTCTTGGCCTGCGCCTGTGCGGTAGCGAACTCATCCTCCACCAGCCAGCGCATCGCCTTGAAGTACAGCTTGGGCGACTCCGCCTTGGTGTCGAACTTCAGACGCGTGACCACCATGTCGGGGTTCACAGTCTGCGCGGCCAGCCACTTGGCGTAGGACTGCAGCGGCATGTTGCCGCCCTCGTCCTTGCCGAACAGCGACTTGGCGGGCACCTGAAGCTGCATCACTGCGCCCTCGATGTCGTTGGCCAGCACCACGGCGAGCCGCTGGCTGAACCGGCAGGCGCGGCTGTCGTTGTCACCGCTGCCCTTCACGTTCTGCGGGCAGTTGGAGCACGCCTTGGACTGCGGGGCCTTGACGCTGGCGTCGGGGTGGTCGCCGTCCGCTGACCAGCACGCCGGGGCCGTGACGGCATCCTCCTTGTACTTGCCTTCGTAGTACGTGCGTCCGATCTTCGCGGCGGCGTTGACGATCACCACGTCGAGGTAGCGGTTCTCGATCTGCGCGATCTCCTGCCCGCCGTCGATCAGGCGGAACACGCCGCCCTTGATGCTGATGCGCTTGCCGCCTGCGCCGCCCGCCAAGGACTTGGCGAGGTCGCTGATCTCTGCCTTGCGGGCAAACGCCGGTACTGCTGCTTTCGGGTCAAACAATGCGACTTGATTCGTGGCCATGTGGCTCTTCCCCTTATGCCTTGCGAACGGAAATGACGTACTCGGTGTTGATGTTCAGCCCCGGTGGAACCGCGTCGGGGTTGTCTCCTACGTACTGCTGCATGTTCTTCTGGTGCACGCGTTTCTCCAACAGCATGAAGGCGTCGTGCTCCTTGATGAAGCGGTACATCGCGTCCCAGTCGGTGGCGTCGTAGCGTGACTTCTTCGACAGCACCACCAGCCCCGACTCGGTTTTCATGCTGGTCGCTTTCTGGCCAAGAAGGATGTCCTTCATGGCGTGCGACAACAGCGTCATCTGCTCTTCCAACTCCTCGATCTTGCCGTCGTACTCGGCCTGCAGCTTCTGCTTCGCAGCCCTGATCTTCGTGTACGTTGAAGCAAGTTTTCCCAGCGGGATGTCTGACGCATCCATGTGAAGCTCCTCTGTGTTTTTGAATTGTGGGACCAGCGTACTACATTGTCAAGATTTGGACAACCCTAGTTCTTCCGCATACATCTGGATGAGTAGGTTGTGATTCTCGACCCGCTTCTCCAGCGCCGCGTACATCCGGCGCTCGATGTCACTGCCCTGCAGGTGGACTACCGTGACGTGCTCGGAGTCCTGCCCTATCCGATCCGTCCGTGCGATGCACTGCAGGTACGTTTCGGTGCTCATCACCGGCCCCCAGAACACCACCGTGTCGGCACGCGTGAGCGTGACGCCGTGCGCCGCCGCCTGCGGTTGGATCAGCAGGATGCGGATGGAGTCCTCGTTCTGGAACCGCTTGAAGATGCTATTGCGTTGCCCTGTTGAAACGTCCCCGTGAATCTGTTCCACGCCGTACTTGCCCAGCGCGTCGAACAGCACCGCCAAGCTGTGCCGATAGGGGACGAACACGATCACCTTGCGGTCGGTGTCCTCGATGACTTCCTTCAATACATTCAGGCGCGGCGCGCAATCGAACTCGACCACCTCCTTGTTGTCGGTGTAGACGCTGCCCGCGCTGATCTGCAGCAGCTTGTTGACGCCAGCAGCGGCGTTGACTGCCGTGATCGTCTCGCCTGCTGCGCGAGTGATCATCTGCTCCTTGATCTGCTTGTAGTACTTCACCTGCTGCAACGTCAACGGAACCTCGCGCACCTGCGTCAGCACAGGCGGCAAGTCCAAGCACTCCTCTTTCGTGTAGCGGATGGCTGGCTGCAGCGCAGCGAACACCTTCTCCTGTGCGTCGCGCTTCGGGGCCCACTTGAACGTGGTGATCTTGTTCATCACCATGTCGCGCCACTGCGTGAAGTACTTCGGGATGCCCGTGGGGTTGACCAGCTTGGCCAGCCCGAACGCATCCTCGGGCGACTGCGCCGCAGGCGTGCCCGTCATCATCCACAGCATGGTGTCGGGCTTGAGGATTTTGTTCAGTGTTTTCCAGCGCTCGGTGCGGTCGTTCTTGTACGCGTTGGCTTCGTCCACGATGATCAAGTCGAACGTGCCGTCCTTCACTACGGCGTCAGCCACCAGCTTCAGCCCGTCGTAGTTGACGATCACGAACTCGTAGTCGCCCTCGATCATGCGCACCCTGCGTTCAGCCTGTGTGTGGTGCGCGATGATGGCGGAGCGATGGATGACGCTGCGGTGAATCTCCGACAGCCATGCAGCGTCCATGATCGACAGCGGGCAGAGGATCAACACGCGGCGCACCTGCTTGCGCAGCATGAGGTAGTCCGCCGCCCACAGTGCCGATAGCGTCTTGCCAGTACCCGGATCGTTGAAGCAGAACGCGCGCCGGTTCAGCGTCAGGAACGCTGCCGTGTCCTTCTGGTGTTCGAACGGCTTGAAGCGTGCGGGCCACGTGTAGTTGCGCAGGATGGGGCTCGGTGCTTCCTCCACCCCAAGGTTGCGCAACACCCGCACTTCATCCAGCCCCCAGTACACCAGCACTTCATGCGCGCCGTCGTGCGTCTGCCCAACGATGCGGCTACGCGGGATGATCCCGAACTTCTGCGGCGATCTCGTTCGCAGCAACAGTGCTTTGTTCTCTACGATTTGCATACACTTCACCAGTCCCTGCGTTGACTCTTACTGCTTGCGCCCGACACAGGCGGAAGAACACCGCGCTCAACCACGGGTCCTGCGATACGCGTTCCAGCGAGTACGGCCCCCCTGCGTTCCACAGATCAATCAGCGTTTCCAGCGTGGGGGCTTCTGCTTTGGCCGTGATTTCGTAGTCGTTTGAGAAGCGGACGAATGGGCCGCTGGGTATTTCGATGGAGCCGGGGTTCTGAACCTTGAAGTCGTAGTAGAAGTCCGCCATCACTTCTCGATCAAGCGGTAGACGTGTGTGCCATCCGCCAGTTCGTGTGCTTCCAAGCGATCCGACAACAGCAGTCGCTGGGTGCATACCGTATAGAACTCGTCGTTGATCTCTCCACGCTTCACCCAGCGGTCGCTCCATCGGGCCCTCCACAAGTCCTTCAGTTCCTCCAGCGATGCCTTGCCTGCGGCGCTGTCCAAGTCCTCCATCTTCAGTGCAGGCAGCGGGAAGTGATCCGGGTTGGGGTAGTACGGTTGGGTGGCCGTTATCCACGTCCCCGCGCTGCCGCCGCCCCCGCCACCACCCAGCACCACGTTCTGGTACGCCTGCGCCTGTGCTTGATTCGCCAGTTGGTTGCGCATCAGGTCGTACTTCATCTGCGCGCCTTCCTTCTTCTCCTGCGCCATCCCGAAAGCGTCTAGCTCGTTGCTGGAGTACAGGTCGCGCGGGTCATTCCACCCGAACATCTTGTTTAACAATGATCCTTTTGTAATTGCCATGTCTACCTCTTCAGCTTCGGCACGTTGCTGATCTGCTTGCCGCGCTTTGGCTTGTTGGTGAGGTTGGTCTTGGCGCTGACGACACGCAGGTTGCCCTTGGTCGTCTTGCCGCCTTCCTTGATGGGCGTGATGTGATCGACGTGCTTGCCCTTGCGGTCGATGCCCGCCTTGTCCATCGCATCACGGGCGCGCTCACGCTCCATGTACGGCCCCTTGTTCTTGCCTCGCGCCTTCTCCAACTGCCACTCGCGCTTCCAGTACGCCTCGTCCTTCATGTGCTTCGGTGTTGGCATTTCCACTACCCCCTTTCGTTGTGCTCACAGGACAACACTGGGCAGTGCTTGCGGCACAGCCCGGAACGACTCGGATTCCACACGCCAACGTCCAACGCCTGCTCGATACGCGCAACGCGTTGTCGGTAGTCCCACCAGATGGCATGTCGATCTTCGTGCTCCACGCGCTGCTTGACGATGTGCTCGCCCAGCACGAACAGGAGCGCGCCGTTGACGCGCTTGATCTTGGGGAAGTGTTCGAACACCATCAGCGCCATCAGCTTCAACTGGCTGGTGTCGGCGTACCGCGACTTGCCCGTCTTGTAGTCCAGCACCCATGCGGTGTAGTTGGGCTCGTCCACCACCAGCAGGTCAGCGATGCCGCGCACCCAGACATCCGGCGCGTCCATCGCGCACGGCTTCAAGTCCCACGTGAGCGCCATCTCGTGCTCGCAGTACCTGTCACCGGGCATCCCCAGCACCACGTCAAGCGCTGGCTTGAGGAAGCGGTACTCGGGCGCAAGCTCCGCGCCGTCACGCACGTACAACTCCGCCGCCTCGTGCAGCTTGGTGCCGTAGTCGGCCTCGGGGCTTTCCTCCTTCGGCCACTTCTTGAGAACGCGCAACTCGTGGTACTTGCGAGCACACGTCTCGAAGTCCTTGAGGCTGCTGTGCGACCACTTGGTGTGACTCACTTGAACTCCGCGCTCTTGATGGCCTTGTGCAGCCGCTGAGAAAACCCGTTGACGAACTCCTCGTTGTCGTTGAGCTTCGACTCCTTCATGTCGTGCAGGATGGCGTGCGTCAACTCGTGCCAGAACGCTTCCTCCTGCACCTCATCCGTGTGCCGCCCGATGTGGTCCCCAGTGCTCACGCGGATGTCGGTGTACTGCTTGCGTGCCTCCTTGTAGCGCCACTCGCCCAGCACGCCGATGGGCAGGCACTCTTTCTTCACCTCGTACCACGTCCTACCAACCTTGATTCTTGTCGGTATCACTTCGCTTCTCCGTAACGCACTGCGGTGTCACACGTTGCTGCCAACGGAATGCCCTGCATGTACTTCGGTTCCACGACCATCTGCGCCAGAACCCACTTCCTAGCCTCATCGGCTTCAGCCTCGGGTGCCAGCGACACGATCTCGTCATGCACGGTCAACACCACCGGATACCTCTTCTGTATCCGGAGCATCGCATCGGTCATCACGATGCGGGCCAGCGCCTGAACGATGTTTTCGGTCAGGGCTCCGCCGTACAACTTCTTCCGCTTCTGGCCGTGCAGGAACGACCAGCCACTGCCTTTTTCGTATGAAAGTAAAGGATACCGGAGGGCCATTCCGTTGGGAAGGAAGATGTGCCCACGCCGGAAGTTAATGCACTTGAAGTCGAAGTTGCCGTCGCCTGCCAGCGCATCCTCGATGGCTTCCTCGCACAGCTTCCAGAACTTGACCACGGGTGCGGCGGCGTCACGGTACTTGTTGATGATGCGCTGGGAACAGACGCCGTGGACGATGATCTCCTCGTCGGAGCAGTTGCGGGGGATCGCCAGCGCCTGCTCCAGCCACGACGGCCCCTTCCTCGGTTGCCAGTCGATGAAGAACTGCAGATCGCTCCCGGTGATGCCCAACTGTTTTGCAAACGTCTTGCCATAAAGTACGGGCGGAGCCCCCAGAAAGCCGGGGATCAGTTGCTGCGCAAAGGAGCGCCAGCCCAGCCCGTAGCCTGCCCCCAGCACGGCGGATTTGGCGCTCTGCCGCAGGTCTGGATGGCTCTCCTTGGTCATGCCGGGGACCCCGAACATGCCTGCCCCGAACGTGGCGTACACGTCCTCGCCTGACCGGAAGATGTCGAGCAGCCCTTCGTACCCCGCCAGCCACGCCAGCACCCGCGCCTCGATCTGCGACAGGTCAGCCACGACGCAGACGTACC